ATGTGGCGGCATATCGCGGCGAATGCACTGACATTACTGACGCTTGGCCTTTTCCTTCTGGGTGGGCTGATTGCGTGGGGCTCGCGTGAGTATCGCGCGCCGGGACCTTTGGCGGAGGCGATCTGCCTTGAGGTTCCGATGGGTGGCAGCATGTCCGGTGTGGCCAATGATCTGATGGATCAGGGGGCGATCGGGTCGACCTTTATCTTTGAAGTCGGCGCAGATTACGAAGAAAAATCCTCAGAGCTGAAATTCGGCCGTTACCGCGTGCCGGAAGCGGCATCGATGCAGGAGATCGTCGATATCGTGACCCGCGGTGGTCGCAGCACCTGCGGGGCAGAAGTGATTTACCGCGTCGGTATCAATCGCACGATTGTCGATGTGCGTGAACTGGATCCGGCGACCAACCGCTTTGAGGAAATTGCATCGTTCATCATCAATGAGGAAGACGCGCCGTCAGAATATGTTGCCTTGAAAGAGGAGGGCACGGCGTCGTTCCGTCTGGTGATTGCCGAAGGTGCTACAAGTTGGCAAATCGCCAATGCCTTGGGTCAGCTTGATATTCTGCAGGCTGACGTGCGTGATGCGCCGCCAGAAGGGTCGTTGGCCCCGCGCGATTATGACGTTGAGGTCGGGGACACAGTGTCATCCGTGCTGAGACGGATGGCCGAGGTGCAGGAAGAGATCCTTGATGCCGCCTGGCAGAACCGGGCCGATGATCTGCCGATTGAGACACCAGAAGAAGCGCTGATTCTGGCATCCATCATTGAAAAGGAAACCAGCGTTCCGGAAGAGCGCCGTCAGGTCGCCAGTGTCTTTGTGAACCGTTTGAACCGCGGCATGCGCCTGCAAACCGACCCCACGGTGATCTATGGCATCACCGAAGGTGAGGGCGTTCTGGGGCGCGGCTTACGGCAAAGTGAGCTTCGCGCTGCAACCCCTTGGAATACATATGTGATCGAGGGTTTGCCACCGACACCAATTGCGAACCCGGGACAGGCGGCCATTGAGGCTGCGGTTAATCCTGACACCACGGACTACATCTTCTTTGTGGCTGATGGCACAGGTGGCCATGCGTTTGCGACCAATCTTGAAGATCACAACCGCAACGTGGCGCGCTGGCGCGAGATTGAGGCCCAGCAAAACGACGACGGCTGAGACGAAAACGTAAACAGTCTGTGAAAGGCCCGCACGGTGAGAACCGGCGGGCCTTTGACTTTTGCGTTGTTTTTCAGTATGTTGGATGGGCTAGATTTCGGGATGTCCTGAAACTCACCTGTGGGCGGAAGACCCCTAACAGGCAGACTACCATGACAGAGAAAGACAGAAGCGCAGCACCGGCTGCGCAGGATGCGGCCATGCGTTTGGCCGAAATCAACAAGCTGTTTCACGCAATCAGGCAAACCCTTGAAGAGATGCTGGAACAACTGCGCGCAGGTGAGGGCACCAAGCCTGCGGACGTTTTGAAAAAGATCGGAGAACTACAGACAGCGCACATCAAAGTCCTTGAACAGGAGAAGGCCTATCATGACTCACTTGGACAAAAAGATGGGCCTGAGGCCCTCGACTTTGACGCCATCCGTGCTGAGATCGGGCGCAGGCTTGATCGCATCCGTGCCGTGCAAGACGCGGACGATGTTTCTGGAGAAATTGCATTCCGATCACACCGCAGCCCTCCCGTATCTTTTTGATTTCTGGGGGCTGGAGCATCAGCATCCGCCGGTAGGTGATTGGCGGACCTGGGTGATCCTGGGCGGGCGCGGGGCAGGCAAGACCCGTGCCGGGGCCGAGTGGGTCCGCACCATGGTTGAAGGGGCCACACCCCATGCCGCAGGTCGGGCGCGCCGTTTGGGACTGGTGGGCGAGACGATGGATCAGGCGCGCGAGGTGATGGTCTTTGGCGAGAGCGGACTTCTGGCGCTTTGTCCACCTGACCGCAAACCGGAGTGGATCGCGGGGCGGCGGTTGCTTGTCTGGCCCAACGGGGCTGAGGCGCAACTTTTGTCCGCCCATGATCCTGAGGCCTTGCGGGGCCGTCAGTTTGATGCGCTTTGGGCTGATGAGCTGGCGAAGTGGAAGCGCGCGCAGGAGGCGTGGGATATGCTGCAATTCGGGCTACGGCTCGGTGATGATCCGCGGGCCTGTGTGACGACCACCCCGCGCCGCCTGTCACTGCTTGAGAGCCTGCTTGCGCAACCTTCGACGGCGTGCACCCATGCGCCGACGCAAGCCAATCGGGCCAATCTTGCCGACAGTTTCCTGCACGAGATCGAGGCCCGCTATGGTGGCACGACGCTGGGCCGTCAGGAGATTGCAGGAGAACTGCTGGGTGAGGTCGAGGGCGCTTTGTGGTCACGCGCCGCCTTGGATGCGCTACGGGTGGGAGCGCCGCCTGCGCTTGACAGGATCGTGGTCGCCGTCGATCCGCCGGGTGGGTCGAGCGGCGATGCCTGCGGGATCATCGTGGCAGGTGTTACCATGCATGGGTCTGTGCAGGACTGGCGCGCCTTTGTGCTGGAGGATGCCACTGTCAGCGGCCTTGGTCCAAACGGTTGGGCGCAGGCGGCGGTGGCGGCTTTTCATCGGCATGGGGCCGACCGTCTGGTTGCCGAGGTCAATCAGGGCGGTGACATGGTGGAGGCTGTCTTGCGACAAGTGGACCCGCTTGTGCCCTATCGTGCCGTTCATGCCGCCCGTGGCAAGGCTGCAAGGGCAGAGCCGATTGCGGCACTTTACGAGCAATCCCGCGTGTTCCACTTGGGTGGCCTCGACCAACTGGAGGACCAGATGGTGCAGATGTCGGCTGGCGGTTTTGCGGGTCGTGGATCGCCTGACAGGGTGGATGCGCTTGTCTGGGCTTTGCACGACCTGATGGTTGCGCCTGCGGCCAGCTGGCGTCACCCACAGATTCGCACGCTTTAGCGGTGTTGCGTGCCACCCCGCACGGTGGGGTGGCAATTTCCTCAGACCTTGGTGGCAGATTGTTTTGCGAGAACAGCAGACACATCAGCCGACCGGCAATGAGGAGATTTGAATGTTTGGATGGACGATCCGCAGGCAAGCGCAAGATGCCCCGCCTGCTGTCAAAGCCTCAGCTGCTGGCCGCGTTGCGGCCTTGGGCGCTGCAGGGCGTGTGGTCTGGAGCCCGCGTGATGTGGCCTCACTGACCAAGGCAGGCTTTACGGGTAACCCCATCGGGTTTCGCGCCGTCAAGCTGATCGCAGAGGCCGCAGCGGCCATGCCTGTCATCGTGCAGGATACGAACCAGCGGTTTGATGTGCATCCCGTGCAGGCGCTTTTGCAGCGCCCCAATGTGGCGCAGGGCCGGGCGGAACTTTTTGAGGCGCTGATCGGTCAGATCCTGCTGACCGGCAATGGGTATGTCGAGGCGGCTGGCGCAGAGGGCTTTCCTGATGAGTTGCATGTGCTGCGCTCCGACCGGATGTCGGTCGTGCCAGGAACGGATGGTTGGCCGGTTGCCTTTGACTATGCCGTGGGTGGGCGCAAGCATCGGTTTGCGGTGGTTGAGGCGCAAAGCCCGGTTTGTCACATCAAGAGCTTCCATCCTCAAGATGATCACTATGGCATGACCGCGCTGACGGCGGCTGCTGCCGCAATAGACGTGCATAACGCGGCATCGCGCTGGTCGAAGGCTTTGCTGGACAATGCTGCGCGGCCCTCCGGGGCGATTGTTTATGGCGGGTCTGACGGGCAGTCGTCCCTCACCCCAGACCAGTATGATCGTCTGCTGATGGAAATGGAGACGCAGCACCAAGGTGCGCGGAATGCAGGCCGGCCCATGTTGCTGGAAGGCGGGCTGGACTGGAAGCCGATGGGCTTTTCACCGTCTGATATGGAATTTCAGAAAACGAAGGAAGCCGCCGCGCGCGAGATTGCAGTCGCCTTTGGCGTGCCGCCGATGATTCTCGGTATTCCGGGGGATGCAACCTACGCCAATTATCAGGAGGCGAACCGCGCCTTCTATCGCCTGACGGTGCTGCCGCTGATTTCGCGGGTGCTTGGATCGCTGGGTGCGTGGCTTTCGGAATTTGCAGGAGAGGAGATTTTCCTGCGCCCCGATCTGGATCAGGTGCCGGCGCTGTCTGCAGAGCGCGATGCCCAGTGGCGGCGTGTGTCCGATGCGGCCTTCCTCAGTGACGCGGAAAAGCGGCACTTGCTTGGCTTGCCAGCGATGGAGGTCGGCCATGGATCCTAAGGTGATTGATATCTCCGGGCGGCCGCACCCCGTTGCGCCACCAGTGCCCGATTTCTGGTTTGCGCAGGTGGATCACAGGCTGGGCCGGATCGAGGCCATGGTTGGCCGATTGGAGCGCGCGATCTGGACTGTCGTCTGCGCCAGCGCAGGGTTGTTGATCCTGGAAATTGTGAAAGTGCTAAGCGAGGGACGTCTATGAAACTGGAACACAAGTTTTGCACCAGCGGCGGCGAGATTGCCGTCACAGATGGCACAACGATCAGCGGCTATGCTTCGCTTTTCGGGGCGATTGATCAGGGTGGCGATATCGTTGAGCGCGGAGCTTATGCGGGGTCACTCGCCAAGGGGCATGGGGTCAAGATGCTTTGGCAGCACGATCCGGCCCAGCCAATCGGCGTCTGGGACGAGGTGCGCGAGGATGCCAAGGGTCTGTGGGTCAAGGGGCGTTTGCTGACCGACGTGGCCAAAGGGCGCGAAGCGGCATCACTGATCGCTGCGGGCGCAATTGACGGGCTGTCGATTGGATACCGGACATTGCGCGCCACAAAGGACCAAAGCGGGCAACGCCATCTGACCGAACTTGAATTGTGGGAAGTTTCGCTGGTGACGTTTCCGATGCTGTCTGAGGCCCGTGTCGGTGCCAAGGCCGATGAGACCGAGGTCAGTTCGATGGCGCTGCTGACCGAAGCCTTTGCGGCGGCGCGCGCCAGCCTCAACCATCCTCAAGAGTAATCCAAGAAGGACAATCAGATGACAAAGACCGAGACCAAGTCCCGGGCCGGGGAAGATTTGTCCCCAGCCCAAGAACTCACCGCGGCCATGACCGGCTTCGTGACTGATTTCAAAGCGTTTTCCCAAGACGTGAAATCCCAACTTCAAGAGCAGGATAAACGAATGACCAAGCTTGACCGAAAGACGATGATGACCGCACGCCCTGCGTTGGCGCAGGCTGCAGTGGCAGAAGCGCCGCACCAGAAGGCCTTTGCCGCCTATTTGCGCTCTGGTGATGACGATGCGCTGCGCGGCCTTGAGATCGAGGGCAAGGCGATGAGCACTGCCGTTGCCGCAGACGGCGGGTATCTTGTTGATCCGCAGACAGCAGCGACGATCCAGAGCACGCTTTCCTCGACCGCCTCGATCCGGTCGATTGCGAATGTCGTGAACGTCGATGCCACGTCGTTTGACGTGCTGGTCGATCATTCCGAGATGGGTGCTGGATGGGCCACAGAAACTGCTGCGACGGCTGAGACCGATACCCCGCAGATCGAGCGGATCACTATTCCGCTGCATGAGCTGTCGGCCTTGCCCAAAGCCTCGCAACGGCTGCTGGATGACAGTGCGTTTGATATCGAAGGGTGGCTTGCTGGCCGGATTGCGGACAAGTTCGCCCGGTCAGAGGCTGCGGCCTTCATCAATGGTGATGGTGTGGATAAGCCGATGGGTTTCCTCTCCCATGCAAAGGTCGCCGAGAACGCGTGGACCTGGGGCAGTCTGGGGTATGTGCCCTCAGAGACGGCGGGCAGCATCACACGCGCCGATCCGATCATTGATCTGGTGTATGCGCTTGGTGCCAATTACCGCGCCAATGCGACTTTCGTGATGAACTCCAAAACTGCGGGCCATGTGCGCAAGCTGAAAGACAATGATGGCCGCTTTGTCTGGGCGGACGGTCTGGCGCTGGGCGAACCTGCACGCTTGCTGGGGTATCCGGTTCTGATTGCCGAAGACATGCCGGATATCGCCGACAATGCCATGGCCATTGCCTTTGGTGATTTTACGGCAGGCTACACGGTGGCTGAACGTCCTGACTTGCGTGTCTTGCGCGACCCGTTTTCTGCCAAACCGCATGTCCTGTTCTATGCCACCAAGCGCGTTGGCGGCGCGGTGAGCGACTTTGCAGCGATCAAGCTGATGAAATTCGCGGCCATCTGAGGGTGATCTGCGAACAGGCAAGGGCGTTGGTCCTTGCCGCCCCTCCGGGCACGCAAGGCAATCCTTCGCATTGTCTAGCATTCCCTTCCGTCCGAGCAGTGCGAGGGGCAGTGCCCGGAGGTTTCTTTCAAGGCCCTGTGATGTCGGAGCAATTCCATGATGTTAATCGAAGTGACCCATGTGAGCCAGGCGGCTTTGCCGGTCGAGCAGTTCAAAGAGCATTTGCGCCTGGGCAAGGGGTTTGCCGATGATGCCACGCAAGACGGGTTGCTTGAGACGCATTTGCGTGCGGCGCTGGCCGCGATCGAGGCACGAACCGGCAAGATCCTGATTGCGCGTGAGTTTTCATGGGTGCTGCACCAGTGGCGCGATCCAGCAGGGCAGGTTCTGCCCGTTTCGCCGGTGACAGATGTGGCGTCTGTCGTGCTGATTGACAGACATGGTGCGGAACGCACGGTTGATCCAGACAGCTGGTTTCTGGAGCCCGATCAGCACCGTCCCACGGTGCGTCCGCTTGGCGGTGACCTTCCGCTTGTTCCGCAAGGCGGGCAAGTGCGTGTCGTGATGACCGCAGGCTACGGGCCTGACTGGACCGACCTGCCGCGTGATCTTGCCCAAGCGGTGATCATTCTGGCCGGACACTACTATGACAATCGCTTTGCCGCTGCGACCGCTGTTGCGATGCCGGAAATGGTGCGCGCGCTGATCGAGAGCTACCGCCACTTGCGCCTATTCATGGGGGGTGCGCATGGCTGATCCGTTGATGAACCGTTCTCTAATCCTCGAAGCACCACAGCGCGTCGCCGATGGCGCAGGCGGGTTTAGCCGGACCTGGGAGCCTTTGGGCGTCTTGTGGGCCGAGGTCAAAGCTGGCCGTGGTCGGGAGATGGCGCAAGGTCAGGCAGTGCTGTCGCGGGTGCCGCTGAGGATCACAGTCAGGGCCGCCCCTGTTGGGGCCGTATCGCGTCCCAAGGCCGGACAGCGGTTCGTCGAAGGCACGCGCGTTTTCAGCATTCATGCTGTTTCCGACGCGGGATCGCACGGGCAATTCCTGACCTGTCATGCGCTAGAGGAGGTGGCCCCATGAGTTATGGGATGGCCGCAGCTTTGCAATCCGCCGTTTATGCGCGTCTAGGTGCAGACCCTTCCTTGGCCGCAGTCGTCGGCGAGGCGATTTACGATGCCTTGCCGGAAGGCGCGTTGCCAGCCCTTTACGTGGTCCTGGGTGCCGAGGAGGTGCGGGATGCCTCTGATCAGACAGGCCAAGGCGCAGAGCACCGCTTCGTCATTTCTGTTGTGAGCGATCATGCCGGTTTCGCTGCCGCGAAAGCAGCGGCGGCGGCCATCAGTGATGCCCTCGTCGATGCGTCTCTTCCGCTCGATCGGGGGCGGCTTGTGGCCCTGAATTTTGCAAAGGCGCGTGCCTTGCGTGTGGGGACCGGCGCGCAGCGGCAGATCAACCTGACCTTTCATGCGCGCGTTTCTGACGACACCTGAACAACCACTTCATTGAAGGAGAAAGCGGCATGGCTGCACAAAACGGCAAGGACCTTTTGGTCAAGATCGACATGACGGGCGGCGGATCGTTTCAAACGGTCGCGGGGCTGCGGGCGACGCGCCTGAGCCTGAATGCAGAGCCGGTTGATGTGACATCACTGGAGAGCACCGGAGGGTGGCGTGAGCTTCTGGGTGGGGCCGGGATGAAAACGGCGGCGATCTCTGGTGCCGGTGTGTTCAAGGACGCGGCCACTGACGAACGTGCGCGGCAGATCTTCTTTGATGGTGAAACACCGGAGTTTCAGGTGATCGTTCCCGATTTTGGCACGATAGAGGGCCGGTTCCAGATCACCGCGATTGAATATGCCGGATCGCACAACGGCGAGGCGACATATGAAATCTCGCTCGCGTCAGCAGGGCCGCTGTCCTTCGTGGCGATCCTGTGATGGCCAATCCTTATGCCGGAGAAGTGCAGGTCGTGATTGATGGTGCGTCTTACGACTGCAAGCTGACGCTTGGTGCTTTGGCCGAGCTTGAGGCGGGGCTTGCTGCGGGATCGTTGGTCGATCTGGTGCGCCGTTTCGAGGAAGGGGCCTTTGCCAGTGCCGATGTGCTGGCGGTGATCGTTGCAGGGCTCCGCGGTGGCGGTTGGGCAGGGCAGGCGGCTGATTTGCTGCAGGCCGAGATCGCTGGCGGGCCGATAGGTGCGGCACGTGCAGCGGCTATGCTTCTGGCGCGCGCCTTTGCCACCCCCGAGGACTAAGCATGGACTGGCGGGGCTTAATGGAAGCAGGGCTGCACCGGTTGCAGCTCACGCCCGATGTGTTCTGGTCACTGACCCCCTGTGAACTGCAGCTGATGCTGGGACTTGCCGATGGTTCTGCGCCCATGCTGCGTGCCCGGTTTGATGATTTGATTGCCGCCTTCCCTGACCTTGAAAAGGATGAGTTTGATGGATGAAATTGATGCGCTCGATGTCTTGGAAAGCGATGTCTCCGCACTGGAACGTGCGCTTGGCGATACCTCGGCTATGACAGCCGCGTTTGAGGGGCAGTTGCGCGATGTTCAATCGACCTTGGGTGCTACGACACGCGATCTTGGCAATCTTGAGCGCGGCTTTTCAGCGGGTCTGCGTCAGGCTTTTGACGGTGTTGTGCTGGGGGGGCGGAGTCTGACCGACGTCCTCGGCGGATTGGCAGAAAAGATGTCTGCCACGGTCTATCGCGCGGCGGTAACGCCTGTGACCGATCACTTTGGTGGTTTGCTGGCTGATGGGTTGAATTCGGGGGTTGCCGGTCTGATGCCCTTTGCTGATGGAGGCACGTTCCACCAAGGGCGGGTCATGCCATTTGCGAAAGGTGGTGTCGTCAGCACCCCAACGGTCTTTCCGATGCGCGGAGGTACCGGACTGATGGGTGAAGCCGGACCGGAAGCGATCATGCCTCTTGCCCGCGGGCCAGACGGATCTCTGGGCGTGCGCGGCGGCGGAGCGGGCCACATCACAGTCAATATGAATATCTCGACGCCTGATGTGGCGGGTTTCCAGCGTAGCTCGTCACAGGTTGCCGCCCGTCTGTCGCGGGCTTTGTCGCGCAGCCGACGCCATCTTTAGGAGCCACAATGACCTTCCATGAAATCAGATTTCCCGCGTCGCTTAGCTTGGGCGCATTGGGCGGGCCGGAGCGACGCACCGAGATTGTGACCCTTTCCAACGGGTTTGAAGAACGGAACACGCCCTGGGCGCATTCACGCCGAAGATACGATGCCGGGCTGGGGCTGCGGTCCATGGATGATGTGGCTGACCTGATCGCGTTCTTTGAGGCGCGGCAAGGGCAGCTGATCGGGTTTCGGTGGAAGGACTGGAGTGACCACAAGTCGTGCCTGCCCTCAAAGGACATTGCAGCGGATGATCAGTTGCTGGGGCTGGGCGACGAACACCAGACTGTGTTTCAGCTGTTGAAAACCTACCGCTCAGGGGATCAGGTTTATCAGCGCCCGATTGCGAAGCCTGTGGCGGGGTCCGTGCAGGTATCTGTTGGCGGCGTTCCGATGGTTGAGGGCAGTGATTACGCGCTCGACTTCACCGATGGTCTGATCACCTTTTCATCACCGCCTGATCTTGGCGCGGAGGTTCGCGCCGGGTTTGCCTTTGATGTGCCTGTCCGTTTTGACACTGACCGCATCCAGATCGCGGCGTCACGCTTTGCCGCCGGTGAGATCCCCGACATTCCCGTTGTGGAGATCAGGTTATGAGCCGAAAAGCATTGCATACGCATCTGGCAACAGGTGTCACCCATAGCTGTCGCGCCTGGGCTGTGAAACGCAAGGACGGGGTCCGCTTCGCCTTCACCGACCATGATCGGCCTTTGCAGTTCGGGGGATATACGTTTTCCCCGCAGGGCGGGCTTTCTACCCGCGCAATGGTGCGGAGCACAGGCCTGTCCGTTGATAACACGGCGGCCATGGGTGTTCTGTCTGATGACCGGATTACCGACACCGATATTGTCGCGGGGCGTTTCGATGGTGCCGAAGTGACAATCTGGCTGGTTCAATGGGATCAGGTCGCGGCGCGAGAGATCCTGTTTCGCGGGGCGATTGGTGAAATCTCTCGCAGCGATGGGGCGTTCGAGGCCGAGTTGGTGGGGCTTGCCGCGCCACTCAACCAGCCGGTGGGACGGACTTACATGCGGACATGCGATGCAGGTCTGGGTGATGCGGCCTGCGGCATTGCGCTGACAGGACCAGAATTTATGACCGACCAGACGCTTGTCGACGATCTGGCTTCTGTGGTCTTTCCGCTGGAAGCGGATGGATTTGCGGAAGGCTGGTTCTCACAAGGGATCTGTGAGGTGTTGAGTGGCCCTGCAAAAGGCCTCAGGCAAGCAATTCTGGCTGATGAAACCGTGTCCGGGACGCGGCTGATCTCACTTTGGGCACCGTTTGAAATTGTGCCTCAAACGGGTGATCAACTCAGGCTGACCGCTGGGTGTGACAAGCGTGCAGAAACCTGTCGTGACAAGTTCGCAAACTTTCTCAATTTCCGCGGGTTTCCTGATATGCCCGGAGATGACTGGTTGATGTCAGTGCCGCGCACCGGTGCCAGCAACACTGGCCGGAGCCTCGTGCGATGAATGATGCTGTTGTGACAGAGGCGCGGCGCTGGCTGGGGACGCCATATCTGCATCAGGCCTCGGTTGCCGGTGTGGGGTGTGATTGTCTGGGTCTGTTGCGTGGCATTTGGCGTGCACTTTACGGTGCTGAACCCGAAGTGATCCCTGCCTACACGAGCGATTGGTCAGAACCACAGGGTGATGAGCAGCTTTACCGCGCAGCCATGCGCCATTTGCGGCGCACAGATGGTGCATGGCAGGAAGGGCAGGTTCTGCTTTTCAGGATGCGCCGCGGTGCGGTTGCGAAACACCTCGGTGTGCTGAGTGCAACTGGGCCAGCACCGTCTTTTATCCATGCCTATAGCGGACACGGGGTCGTTGAGAGCCCGCTGTCTGAGCCCTGGCGTCGTCGTGTCAGCGCGCGATTTGAATTTCCTCTGAAAGGTTAGAATATGGCTACCATTGCACTTTCGGCAGCAGGTATGGCGCTGGGCGGGTCCGTTGGTGGGTCCGTTCTGGGACTGTCGATGGCAACTATTGGCCGGGCAGCGGGTGCCGCATTGGGTCAAAGAATTGACCAGCAGCTCTTAGGGCAGGGCAGTGCGGCGGTCGAGACCGGACGGCTCGACGGGTTGCGCCTGACAGGTGCTGCCGAGGGTGCAGATGTTCAGCGCATCTACGGCCGTATGCGTGTTGCAGGACAGGTCATATGGGCGTCCGAGTTCCGGGAAGAGACGACGACTACCGGCGGTGGTGGCAAAGGGAGCAAACCGGCACCTGTCACGACGAGTTACCGCTATACCGTGAGCCTTGCCATCGCATTGTGCGAGGGCGTCCTGTCTCGCGTTGGTCGGGTCTGGGCTGACGGCACCGAGATTTCACCGCAGCAGCTGAATATGCGGCTCTATCAAGGCACATCTGATCAATTGCCTGATCCCCTCATCGCGGCGATCGAAGGTGACGCATTTGCGCCAGCTTATCGCGGCACCGCCTACGTCGTGCTGGAAGACCTGCCTCTCGGTCAGTTCGGGAACCGCATTCCGCATCTGACATTCGAGGTAATGCGCAGTGCTGCGGACGAGGTCTGGGGTGACCTGCGCGGTGTCGTCCTTGGCGAAGGAACCGGGGAATACGCGCTTGCCACCAGCCAGCTTCACGGGTGGGGTGCTGACAGCGTCCAATATGCGCTGAACACACACTCCCCCTTGGGTGGAAGTGATTTTGCCGTATCTGTGGACGCATTGGAGGGCGACCTGCCAGCAGTCGACTCGGTTGTCCTACCTGTGGTCTGGTTTGGCGACGATCTGCGCTGCGCTGTCTGTCAGATTGCGCCGATGGTTGCGGAAGATCTGATCGAGGCCACGGCAATGCCTTGGCGGGTCAGCGGAGTGGAGCGCGCGGCTGCGAATGTCTTGCCATCCGGAACGGCTGGCACCCCCTCTGACGCGGCAGTGATCGAAGCCATCGCCGATCTAACCCAGCGGGGAAAGCGTGTGGTGTTGCAACCGCTTCTGAAAATGCGCCAGCAGACCGGCAATGGCCTTCCAGACCCGTGGGGTGAAGACGAGCAGGCTCCAGCGCCTTGGGTTGGCCGCGTCACCTTGTCAAAAGCGCGTAGTCGGGATGGCACATCTGACAGGTCCCAAATTGCCGCTGATGAGATTGACGCGTTTTTCGGCGACGCTGAAGCTGATGACTTTGCCGTCTCAGGGCAGTCGGTCAGTTACACCGGACCTGCGACGGGGGGTTACCGGCAATTGGTTCTGCACTACGCCTTTCTTGCAAGCCAAGCGGGGGGCGTCGACAGTTTTCTGATTGGGACTGATCTGGCCGGGCTGACACCGGTCCGTGATGATCAGGGTGCCTTTCCAGCGGTGGAGGCGTTGCAACGCCTTGCCCAAGATGTGCGGCTTATTCTTGGACCAGATTGCCTGATTGGCTATGCCGCTGACGGCGACGAGGCGCTGGGCGACACGCCACCTGGCACAGAAGATCGGTTTTTTCCGTTGGACCAGCTTTGGGCAGACAATGAGATCGACTTTGTCGGGATCAATCTGCGTATCCCTTTGGCAGACTGGCGAGAGGGGACAGACCATGCCGATGCGCATGCGGGTGTCATCCATAATCCGGCGTATCTGAAAGACAATGTTGCCGGTGGCGAAGGTTATGACTGGATCTATCCCACGCCTGAGGCGCGTGCCGCGCAACGCAGGGTTCCGGTCATCGACCCCGATGGAGAACACTGGGTTTGGCGCAAGAAAGATTTGCGCGGCTGGTGGGAAAGCGCGCATCACCCGCGCGTGGGTGGCGTGCGCAAGACTACGCCAACCGTCTGGACACCACAGGGAAAGCCTTTGTGGTTTACCGCCTACGGCTGTGAAGCGGTCGCGCTTGGGGCAAACCACCCCGATCCTGTGCGGGACGGCATTGACTTGCCGCAAGGGTCAAACGGGCAGCGCGATGATCTGATGCAGATGCAGTACCTACGGGCCGTCCGCGACCACTTCTGCGATGCAAACAACAACCCCGTTTCTGACGTCTATGGGGCGCGGATGATTGATCTGGCGCGGTGCCACGCGCGGCATTGGGATGTGCGCCCGTTCCCGTTTTTTCCAAATGACCGGAATAGCTGGGCGGATGGCGCGAGTTACGAAACCTCAGCTACGTTGAACGGTCGCGCCAGCAGCCGCAGTCTTGCCTCTGTGGTTGCGGAAATTTGTACGCGTTCCGGTGTGTCCCATTTTGACGTCTCCGCGCTTTATGGCGTCGTGCGCGGATGCCAAGCGCGCGGGGTGGAGACCGGTCGGGCAGGGTTGCAACCTCTGATGTTGGCCTACGGCTTTGACGCATTCGAGAAGAATGGCGTTCTGGTGTTCCAAAGCCAGTATGATCGCGCCGGTTTGGTGCTCGATCCTGAAAGGCTCGCAAGAGACCCTGAGACCGATCAGGCACTGCGATCAGTCCGAAATGGAGAGGCAGAGAGAACAGGGCGGTTACAGATCGGGTTTTTCGATGCTGATGGGGATTATGCGCCGGTCGCCCGCGAAGCCGCCTTGCCGGACGAGACGGACCCGCGCGTTGAGCGAAGCGTCCTGCCGCTGGCGCTGACCGGTGCCGAGGGCGCGCGCTGTGTGCAGCGGTGGTTGCAGGAAGCACGCGTTCAGCGGGAACATATCGCATTTGCATTGCCGCCATCGGCGCAGGGACTTGGTGCAGGTGATCTGGTGCAGCTTGGCGATGCGCATTATCGCATTTCGCGGATAGAAGATGCTAGCACGCGTTCGGTCGAGGCAGAGCGGGTCATACCGCAGATGCGTGCTATGCATTCAGGTCCCGAGATGTCATCGGGTCTTCGTGCCTCCTATACAGGCCCGGTGCCGGCTAATGTTCTGCTGATGGACCTGCCTCTTTTGACAGGGGACGAAATTCCGCATGCGCCGCATGTGGCGGCCTACGGTGCACCCTGGCCCGGAACCGTGGCACTTTATACGGCAGCGCAGGATAGCGACTATCAGCTTGAGGGTCTTTATGATCAGCCAGCGATGGTTGGCGTCACCGAAACCGCGCTGCCTTCTGCAGCTGTCGGCCTGTGGCAGCGGGTGAGTTTGCGGGTGCGCTTTGCGCAAGGCTCTTTGAGTTCGGCCACAGCAGAAGCCCTTCTCGGCGGCGCCAACACTATCGCGATTGGGAACGGTCAAACTGATGGCTGGGAAGTGATGCAATTTCTTAATGCGACGCCTGCGCCTGGTGGATTTGTGCTGTCGGGGTTCTTGCGAGGCCTGAAGGGCACGGGGTTGCAGATACCGTCAAGCTGGCCGGTTGGAACGCATGTGGTTGTGATTAACGGGGCTCTGCGCCAACTCGATTTGCCGAGCGCAGCGAGAGGGACCGCACGGCACTTCAGGTTTGGTCCGGCGACGCAACCCATGACGGACGCGAGTTATCGGTACGTCGCCAACACTTTTGCTGGTGTCGGCCTAAGGCCATACCCGGTTGTGCATCTACGGGCGCGCGAGATCGCTGGCGATGTGCTTTTGACTTGGGTCAGGTGTACGCGGGTGGATGGTGATCAATGGGACGGGATTGATGTGCCGCTGGGTGAAGACATCGAATCCTATCTGGTGCGTGTCCGGCAAGGCAATACAATCATCCGCGAAACGACCGTCCCGGACCCAAGTTGGGCTTATACTGCCGCTATGCGGGCGGCTGACGGCATCGTTGGAAGCTGTGAACTGGGCGTGGCACAGATATCGGCACGCTTTGGGGCCGGTCCGATGAATTATGTCAGCACTGATCTATGA